GCTCACACTCGAGGTACCGCTCGACCGCTTTCCGGTTCCTAGCATCACTGCAAGGAACGGAAACTCGTTTAAACATCAGCGTTAGCTGACGAATAGAACGAATTGCGTCAATCGAGGGATCCTCGAGAAGCTCGCCACTATTGCGATCAAACACAAGATCCAGAAAACCTCCTAGAAATAGGGGGAGCTCTGCTCCAAACCGGAAACCGGTAAAGAGACGTCGATCGAGGTGACCTTGATCAAGGCAGCATTCAAATGCCTTGCCAAAGTCACTAAGGGTAATCGTCAGAAACGAAAGCCCTTCGTGTTTGACTCGCGCCAGGACTGTTTTGCAGTCCATGGTGGCGCTCGTGCTACACCAACTAGCGCACTCGTGCGCTAGCTTTGTCCAGAGTACTGTTTGGCTTTTCAATAGCCCTCCTAATAGAGGTGTCTATTCCATAGCCTTACAGTTCCCGCGCTGTTTACGGATAGAGTTCACCGAGTGCCAAAAGCACCCGGCGGCTCATCACAATGACGTGATGGGTAAACCCATCACCCATGTAAACAGAGACCAGGATTCCGATAATGAGACCCCAGAATGCGACTAGCATAAGACATGCCAGCCACAGAATGAAGTCAAACTTATCGCGATCCAACGCTAAGACTCACCTCCAAGAACCTTGGTGATGATTGCGTCCGAAGATGCTGCCAACTGGGTCTTGAAACCCTGGTAGACAGCCATTGCCTCAGTGGGCGTGTAGCCAGCAGGCGGCAGGTCGAAAACCGTGTAAACGGACATTCCGACCTTGACGTTCTGCGACGGCACGAACACATCGGCACTGATCTTCGAATGGTCCAACCGGACAACTCGTCGTGTGCGACGCCCATTGGCGTGGCTCACTCCGAGCTGAATCAGACCGTCTGCCGAAAGGTACGCTGACTCGAACTTCCCAACGCTAACGCGAGGGAGGGGCGTAGTCACCGCGCTAATGGTAACGGTCTGCGGATCTGCGAGAGACATAAGGCATACTCCTTAAATCAGGAGGAGCAATATGCTCCCCCGGTGTTGTCAACAGTGTAATACTGTCTGTCAGCTTCGGGAGATTCCCAAAGCAGCCAGGATGGCATACTGGATTGGGTTCAACCCTTCCCATGTAATGCCAAATCCAAAGGGATTTGCTCGACGACGTTTCTTGGTATGATTTACCAAAGTCATCGACACCCCAGCACCACTGGTTTTATAACCAGTGTCGCCGAGGCGGACATAGCTATCAGAAGTGATGGTTTCTTCCATCACATAGCCATATCGCAAAACCAGGCCGTAGGTGGCAGCATCCGAGAGATTAGAAACTACATCTCCCGCGTTGCTAAACCAGTCTGCGGCCCAGCTCCAGGGAGCCAGGTTCCAGAGTGTTTCTGGCGTCAGGTTTGTGCCGAGAAGTTTCCCGGCCTCCAGGTATTGCCGTCGCAAAGAACTCCCGAGACTAGTCCCGAGAGGAATGCGATAGGTGAATGCCCCGGAGAACCATTGACGTCGGACTGTAACTCTTGTCCGATACGCGGGTCCCAACACCGCAGCCGGGTCCAGTAGGTTGGAGTTAAACGGGTTAATGTAACACCTGTTTGCTCCATCCCACAAGGATTCCGACTTCGTTGTCTGTATAGGGAACTCGAAGCGCCTGCGAACATTCCTCCCACTGTCACGCTCAAACTGTGTTAAAACAGAATTAGCGTTACGAACCGCCATACTAAAAGAACGTATGTCGGAAATGAGAGGATTCCAGCCGAACTCGACATTTAGGAATTCGTCAGCAGCACCTTTTGCTCTGACGGCCCTATCTTCCCAGGTACGATGTCCCACAAGATGTGGGAGACCGTCCTTGAGAAGTTCGCCGAGTGCGACGGAAGCAGACGCAACCGAGTTTGTGGGCTTACAGCGAGCCACGGCTGTTGCTCCTACAGCATCCAAAGCAGCATTACTGCTGCTGAGGTCTGGAGGAAACACCAAGCCGGTAGGGTTCACTGGCAACATCGGACCTTGATAGGTCGTAGATGTAATGATCGAGTCGACGGTACGCTTATCAGTTAGCATGACGCTAGGAAGTTTCTTCCCAGCAACATACTGCCGATTAGTCGTAAAGTCGCCGCCAAGATCACTTCTATTCTTATCCCTGTTACGGGATTGGAATGGATGGCCCTCGGAGGTGGTAACTTGCCTCCCCTTGGGTAGATCCGGCACCCCAGAAGTCCTAACGGTATTAACTTGACCGCTAGGAAATTTGGAAACGGTAATCATATTGCCGATCCCTAAGGGATCGGGTATGACCCGTTCTTTGGTTGTCGGACCACTCAAGACCTATACAGCTCCTTTGGATAGAAAATGTACCCTATAGGGTACAGGTGTATTGCACTGCGTCGCGG